GGTCTAGCGTATCAATAGCGTTGTTAAGTTTTGCAAAGGATAGTTGACCACCAGAGCCTTTGGTAAGTTGGTCTTTTAAATACTGTATGGTTTGACCCTGTAACTCAGCATAAGCCTGTTGACCTTCTGCGCCACCTTTTTTCAAGAGTTTGGTAACAGTTCTCATTTCCTCTAAAGAACCATCTAAAACCACATGGCTAAACACATCATCTAGGGCAACGGCTCGGTCTCCGTATCCACCGCGAGTGCCTAATAGTTTTGCTACGCGATAGGTGTTCTCAAAATCATTGGCTAACTCTTTGCGCTGATTTCTAGCTGCGCGGTACAGATCACCGCCTGCGCCTTCGGTTATGTCGTTGATAACCCCTTTGACCCGTCCCATGTAGACAGAGGATTGCTCACCAGGCTTGGACAAACTACCCGCAGTTTGATACAGATTCTCAATGTCATCAATTGTGATCTGCCCATTAGTAGCCTTTTTCAAAGCATCCAACTTGGCTTTGATCGTTTGAATCTGAGGCACAGAAATGCCTTCTGGGGCGTTGTCTGTTAACCATTGATCAAGTTTAGCGGTGTCCACCACTTGTTTAGTCTCACCCGCTTCTCTAGCCTTTTGATAGGCTTGATCAACCAATGACTTTTTGTCATCAAACTGCTTGACTAGGGTTTTGTCAACAATAGAGCCAACTTTGCGATAGGCGGTAGGGTCGGCAAACTCTGCGCCTGTCTCATTAGACAATTGCTCAAAACGCCTCAAAATATCGCCTTTTTGACCTTCTTTGAACTGAATCAAAGCCTTGGCTAACTCTGGTTTTTCTTTGGGAATATCAGACTCAAACTGCAATTGACCTAAGTCTTGGGTTTTTTCACCCTTGGTCAAACGAATGCCTTGCTCTCTCGCTCTGATCTCTCTAGCCAATGGTTCGTCCACAGTAGCTGCGCCCATGCCTTGCATTCTTGGCTCTGGGGCTTTGAGGAGTGCTGCCATCTTTTGTGCGGTAGTGCTTGGGGCAACCAAAGAAGATGCTTGGCGCACCGCAGGCCCTGTCAGCGTAGAAAGGGCTGTCCCTGCGCTTGTTAGCGGAGTTGGTGGCACAGAACCTAAAACCCTTGCCATCTCGCCTACCACTTCTGGCCCTGTCTCGGTGCGAGGTTGATAAAACTGCTTGCTAACAATCTGAGCCATTTGCTCACCCGCTTGTCTACCTTGTGGCGTTCCATATCCACCCGTAGCCTCGCCATACATCCTAGCAATAGGAGTGGTTACTAACCGACCAATGTTGCCTGCCACGATTGCAGGGGTTTCCACATAACCCATGATCTTGTCTTGCAAACTAGGCTCTGGACGCGCTTGTGAGGTGCTAACTTGACCAGGTATTTGGCTTGCCATCTGTTGAGGCGCAGTAGCAGTCAAACCAACTTGTTTATAAAACTGGTCTTTTGGTATATCAGCGTAGAACTTTTGATGCAAAGCATCAGCCAATGCCACATCGGGCATATCGTTGTATTGCGGATATTGACTGCGAACTTCTGCTAGTGTTGCCATTATCTGAGTCCTAGTGGGTCACCTTGTGGGGCAGCATTTCGCATACCTTGAGGCCCTGCTTGAATGTTCATAGCCTTAATTGCTAACTCCCGAGCCTTTTGCTTTTGAGCAATGACTTCAGCCGTATCACCCACTTGTGGGAAATACTTTCTCTCTTCATTAGCAAATTCAGATGCCGCAATAGCTGCACCAGACTCTTGGCGCAAAACAGCAGTAATAAAGTTTCTACGCGCTTGATCAACTTGTTGTTGTTCCGCGCTTGGGCCACCCAAAACGCCTGGCAATGGGTTTATTAGTGCGTTTGTAGCCTCTTGGAGTTTTTCACCAACAAAAGGAGTTAAGCCGACTGTTCCACCAATTGCAGAACGAACTATGCCAGTATTGGTAACGCCCTTCTTCTCTAGGTCGGTCAATATCTTGTTAGCCTCTGCCATTCTCATGCCATAAGCCGTAGATTTACCTTGAGCCTCAGTTAAAGGCTTGGGAACTATCCCTTCAATAACCCGAGCCTTTTCAATCTCTTGTTGGGCTTTAGGGCTTAGTTGGCTTAATGGCGTGTACGCGCCTGCTACGGGTGCGTTTGTTGGTGTTAACGCGCCAGCAACAGGAGGGCGCATAGGCGGTGCATTTGGCGCAACATTAGGTTGTGCAGTTGTGTAGGCGGTTGTGCAAGTGGGTTAACAAATGTTCCACCACCCGCTTTGATGCCCGTATCAAAGAACAATTGTTGTGCGCTGATACCAAGCCGAGCCGCATCATTGTTAAGAGTGGCTTTTTGGTTTGCTGACAAACTATTAAATGCACGATCTGATTGCTCTAAAGTGGCTTTTTGGTTTGCCGATAATTGATTAAATGCGCGATCAGACAGTTCTTTATCTTGTGCAAGTCGAGCCACAGTATCTGGGCTAGGTGCTTGCTCAACAGAGCCAAGAACAACTTTCTTGCCTTGATCAGTCAAACCAACCCTAGTTGGAACTCCGTTGATGATTTCAACTTGAAAGTCTTTAATCTTGTCTGGGGTCATCATGGAACTCAACATTGCCCCACCCGCGCCTTGTAGGGTCGGATTCTGTGAGCCAAGGGCTAATGCCATTGCTCTTTGTCTGTCAGGGGCTTGGGCAGGCTGTATGTAACCGCCTTGCATACCCTCGGGCGATACGCCTGTTGGTGCGCCTTCTGGGGCAGGGCCTGCCAATTCCTTTTGTGGAGTGCCTTGCATAGCCTCCAAGAATGAACCCATCTCGGCTCGGTTGCCTGCTTGGTATCTTTCCGCTAAATCTTTGTATTCTTGAGTTGCGGATTTCTCTGCTTGCGCTGCGTTATACGCTTGTAGTATCTTTGCCAATCCCGCATAAGGAGACGCACGAACCCCCGCTTGTTGCGGTAAATCCATAGGTTGCAATGCTTGTTGCCCAAGTGCTTGAGCCATTTGCAATCTGCGCTGTATAGCTGCGCTTTCTGCTGTAAAAGGGTTTAGGTTTACATCAGGCATTTTTCATCCTTTATTTTCTGCCTGCGGCTGAACTACCCAACGAATACAGACCCGCAAGTTGTTGGTTATACGAACCGACATTCTGGTTGTAAGTATTTTGGTCAAATTGACCTTGCAAGGTAGTAGCGTTAGCAATCGGTGCTGGCGCGACATTAGAGCCTTGATAAGCCCCGAACTGAGGATTCTGTATCTGAGAGCCTTCCACCAACGCATTGACCTCGTTAAGAGGCATTTGACGCTGTTGAATGGCTTGTGCCAACGCTTGTTGTTGGGCAGTATTAGCAAATTGACCGCTTTGCAAGGCTTGGTTATACCCTTGGGTGTTTGCGCTTATATCTAAGCCTAGACCTTGTAAAACCGCTTGTGTTCTTTGGTCGTTTTCTTGTTGGCTAAGTAAGTTAATGGCGTTGTCATACGCCTCTGTGCCTGGTCGCAAGCCCTGATTGATCAATTGAGTTTCTGTGCTCACTCGGTTTTTGGCTATGCTAGGCTCTAATCGAGACATGATCGCCTCTTGACCCGTAGTGCCTGCGTTTACAGGCATTTTGGCTATACCAGAGGTATCTAGCGAGGTTTGTACGCTTGGGCCACCAAACGAGAAAGGCGTTCCCATTGATGTATCAACCGCAGCAAACCCCTTACCCGCCAAGTCGGTCAGTTTAAAACCTAGTGCTTGTTGTTGCTCTAGTGTTTTTTGGGCTGCGGGGGTTAGCGTTTGCGTGACAGTAGGAATATCCCCGTTATAGGTAACTGTTTGGTTACCATAAGGAGAGTAAACATTGGGGTTCGACAGCATTGCCGTAGCCCGAGCCGCCTCTAAGTTAGCTGCGCCCTGTGCCACGGCTGCCCCCGTATAGTCTGGGGCTGCGGGGGCTGATGGGGGTTTACCCACAATCACTTTTGTTAATTCGTTGAGCCAACCCATAATTTCTCCTAGAGAGTACCGCCACCAGCGAACACTAAATCGCTTGCGACCCATTGCAATTGTATGCCTTGGGAGGCACTTTTTATCAGGGGTGCAAACGAATAACCGATCTCAGTTACCCCTTGCCAAGTAGCGTTTGGAACTAATCCATCACCCCAAACCCCTGCATCCCACAAAGATGTGTCCCAAGTCGCATAGGTCTCAACAGTAAAGTCCAAAGAAACGCTTTGGTCTAGCGTGTTGTAGTCCACATTCACATTTCCGTAGACTTGTGGCGTTCCATTGGTAAACAAGTGGTAGCGAATCATCTCGCATTGCTTTTGGTTGGCTCTGCCATAGGTCTGAAACGATTGCAAGCCAAATGAGGCTATATCAGTTCCATTGTCTGCATTGGTGTTCCACGCCTGACCAACATACCCATCACCCCCAAAATAGGGGTTATCTTGGTAAAGAGTCCAACAATTAGCCGCCCAACCCGTAAAGTTACACCAAGACTTAGTGATGTTGTTCATTACATATTGCTGTTGTGTACCCGTAGAAATAGGCACATTCATAATCAATTGGTTTTCTTTAGGGAAATACAGCAAACACCACCCAAAATTAGTCGAATAACTCGATATTGCCGAACTCATGGCATATTGGATTTTGTTGGTAATCGACACCCTTGGGTCTAGTCTAGAACTTTGCAAAGCCCCTGACATTGGAACTACCCCGTCTTGAGTGATGATCAAGAGGTCACCACCAAACTTCACCCAACACCTTAAACCAATAGGCGCACCGACTGTATAAACACCAATTAAAGAGATGCCAGAGGGAGTGGTGGGGTCAGTTAGCCTCCACACCAAAACCTCGCCCTTGGAGGTGATAAACGCCAAATAGTCATCCATGCCATAGCCTGCGTCTAGCGTCCATGTCATGCCTGCTACAAGGTAACCACCCATCTGCACTAGGGAAGACATATCTAAAACAGTAGCCGCGCCAGCAATAGCGTTAATTGGCAAGTACCACGATTTCAGCGTTTGGTTTTGGATTAACCAAATGCGGTTTTTAAATAGGTTAATGTTTGAGCATTGGGCGGTATCTACGCCCGTGATGTTGTAGCCAGACCCATCTCCGTCTGAGTGCCAAGCAGAACCATCGTAACTGCGTAGTTTGTCAGCACCATTGACCATCATTAGGTATGAACCACCCGTGTTGGTGAAGTTCACAGACTGCCATCTGGCATTGGTAAGCCCAGATAAATCAGGCGAACCCACCGCGCCTGAGTTAGTTACATTGTAAATATACTCACCCACAGCAGCAAACAGTTTGTCAGAAGAACCCGAGGCGTAGGTCATTACAGACTCAACTTGCCCCGTCATGCCTGTGGCGTGTCTTGTGTAGCCGTTTCTCAAAATGACCGAGTTCGTGCCTGGCCACCAATTTGTCAGCGTCACCGCATCCTCAATCGCCATTGACCCTAGCGAATCCCGAGCATTCCACCCACCAATGGGGGCAGGCACAGTTATTGTGGTTGCGCTTTGGGTCTTTAACTTAGCGTATTTTGAGTATTGTTTAAGCATTTATTTGCTTTTTTTCTCAGGCTTGGCAGTCTTAGCAGCTTGTTTAAAGTCTTTAGCAGTAGGTGCGCCCTCTGTGCCAGGCTTTCTCATCCTCTCGCCCGAGCCTGCGGCTATTCTTTCCCTCTTTGCTTGGATATTGGCATAAAGTCCGTCTAATTTCATAACGCCTCCTGTTAAACGCTAGGCCAGTTGCCGTCTTGCACAGACCAAGGCCCGACCAATTGGTTCATGCCTACTGGTGCTAGAGACATGGATGGAACTGGTACATCTTGAGCCTTGTTGTAACTCAAAGCCCGAGTAAATTCACCCAACTCAATGCCGTAATCAAGTTTCTTGGCTTTCAAAAAGTAGAACTTTAGCCCTGCCATCATCAGGTCATCAGGGAACACACAAGTGTCCGAGTCGGCTGTAAATTCCTTTTTTGTGCCTTCAGACGAACCCGCAGCACACACCCAATAGTTCGACACATACTCAAAAGAGAAGTTGTAAACAGTCGTGAGGGCTTGGAATATGCGGAATTTGCCGTTGTAGATGCGATAACGCTCACGAGGGCCAATCGAGATAATGCCACCCTGTAAGAACTGCCAATCTTGGCTAGATTTCGTTCCAAGGTTGCGCCAATGGTCTGTTCTATCCCAGTTGGTGTCTGAGATCATCCTGTCGTAGCCACTAGGCAAGTCGTAATCTTGTTTGGCAAAGGTCATGGAGACCGATGCGGTAGAGGTCGTTACAGGCGCGTTTAGCGTTACCTGAGTTTCTGAGTCAATCGTGAGAATCTCAGCGTAAGGGGTTTGTCCTGTCCCCGTGATCACATTCCCGACTTGTAGGTTTGCCGTACTAGGAATGTTTGTGATGATCTTGGAGTTTGCGGTAATCGTTCCAGTTGTGGAGACCGCATTCTGGGTTTGCCAGATGTAGGCTTTTACTAACTTTTGCCATTCAAAGTCCCTTACAAGGTCTTTTCCGAGACGCTGTGCAAGGGCTAGAAGTTGAATGGTTTGATTGTTAGATGACCCTATTACTAGAGGCGGTTGGGTTAGTCCAAGTTCGCCTGAGACCTGATCAACCAACTCTAGTAGGGTATAGGACATTTATTCCACCAATTCTTTTTTAGGTCTGCCAGATTTCTTAGCAGTTAACTGATTAACCAATTCCCTCAATTGTGCCATTTCTTCCTCTTGTTGTGCGAGTTTGGCATCGGTTTCAGCACGAATTTTATCGAATACTGCGCTATCTTTGGCTGCGGCTATGAACGCCCGAGCCTTGTCCCGTAGGTCGTTAAAGCCCATGATCTTGTTGCCCACGCTGTCTGCAAGTTGTGCAAACTGGTCAATTGTGAAGATATGCAAAGCCTTAAATTCAGCCTTTTGGGTCTCGCTAATTGCTGACCACACATCAATTGGAGTGCCAGAGACTTTTTGCTCTTTCTTTTGCTCAAAACGCGCCCACTCAATTGGGAAGTCATCAATGTCTTGTTCTCTCATAGGGCGGTCAACCACCAAAGTGGAGTCACCAGGCACTAATTTCTTCAAAAATATCTTTTCCTCAAAGATTGGACGCTTTTCGGTCATCGTTTTGAAGTTGTTTTGCACTTGTTTTGTGTGGAAAAACACCGCCAATTTGCCTCGGTTGTCTTCCATAAAACTATCATTTGTCCAGTTTGCGTCTTGCATATTAAGTCCTTTGTTTAAGAATTTTGGCAGTTTCCTGCATCAGCCCATCACCATGAAATATAACCTCTGCGTCTTGAGTCTCCAAGAACTTTTCCATCTCTATTGCAGCTTGGCACATCTGCTTAGTAGTTTGGAAGATTCTCTCACCCGCTTGGACTAGGATTTTTTCCTGTTCCTTGCCCAAGTGTTCGCCTGCGTGTCTGCTCTCTGTAAAACTGTTGTCCATCCCGTAGATGTTGAACTTTCTGTACCCAAGGGCTGCGCTCACATTCATTGCCCTCATCCCTACTGATGACCCACCACCGATCAGGCTCTCCATCCCCTCTGGGTGTTTTTCTGCTACCCACGCCACAGTCTCAAAGTCATCCCCGTTCACAAGATGCCATATCTTGACCTGATGCCTCTTTAAAGCCTCGAAATAGGTCGGATGACATACCGATGCCAATAGATACTTTGTAGCCTTCTGGGGCTTTTTCAACATCCTAGCCTTGTGCTCTCTGGGGTCGCAGTCAATGTGCCAATCAGGTGTTATCCCCTTGTCCACTAAGAAGTCGTGCGCCCCTGATACTGTGATGATTGGGCGTTTGATGTGTTTCCATGTATCTAAGAGGCTTGGGCCATAACAAACGATAGACACCCACCGATCATTGAATTTGTCTCGCTTTTTCAACAATGGGAGGTGTAGCGACTTCTCCATCTGCTTATGCCTTTCGGCATTGGTCATAACGCCTTTAAGCATTCAACCCTCATATCTCTAAATGGAAAATGGTAGTTTGGCTCACAAAACTTGATCTCTGTCATGCCTACCGATTCGAGCATATTTCTTAATGGATTTTGAAACCAACCCCATTTGTGGCACATTGCCTCGCTCTTATGCTTAGGGTCACCATACAACGCCCACATGGTCATAAAGGGCTGTAATGGCTCTTTGCTATGGACGCAGTTGGTTACATAGGCAAACACCTTATCCATGCAAGGCATTTCGAGAATCATCTTACCGCCTGGCTTTAGGATTCGTTTCCACTCTGTCAGCAAATCAGCGACTTCCCACTCGTAGAAGTGCTCTAGCACATGGATAGCTGCCACCGCATCCGCGCTGTCTGAGGCTATCTCTAATTTTCTAAGGTCGCACTTGATGTCGGAAATATCTGAGTGCAGATCGACATTTATCCATCCGTCCCATTTTTTATTACCGCATCCGTGGTTGTACGCAGTTTCGTAAGTGTCTTCCACTTGTCGATCAGTATTCTTGGCGTAAATTCGTCCGTTACGAACTTCTGCGCCTTGGATATTAGGGAGTTGATGTCCTGTGTCTGTGTCCATTTAATTCCTTCTAGGATGTTGCCTACATAAATATGGGGTATTCCAAGGTCTCTTTCGCTGACCACAAAACACCCTTGTCGGATTGCCTCTATTGTCCTGTTAGGACTCTTATATTCTGCTGTTGCAGGCATTAAGACAATATCTGCTCTCGCAAATTCTTCTAGCATGGTCTCGTGCGACCAAGGAATAGCACCGCCAAAGTTGGACACCACCCGTAAGTTATAGCCCTCTAGGTCTGGCAATATGCGCTCTAAACTGTGTTTGTTGACTCCGTGACCATACCAAAGGAGGTTTAGCCCGTTGTAGTGCGGTTTGGCTTCTGGGTACTCGTAAGGGTCACCAATCACAGTAGCGTCCCGTCCGTGTTCCTTGATGATCTTTGCCATTGTCTCTGTTGGGCAAGTCACAGCATCAGCAAGGCGTAAGGCTTCCTTGTAGTGAACCCAATCAAAATGGTCATCACAAAAGTCCACGATCACCCATGCACCTCGAGCCTTGGCTCTTGCCATGTGCATCAATTCATTGGCTTGGGGTTTGGCAAATATGAGGGTATCGGCAGTAAAGTCGTTGAGACTCGCCCACCCCTCGCTCACGATCTTGGCTCTGTACCGCCAACTAGCGGAAGTCTTGTCACCCCAATGGATAAATGAAACCCTGTCGTTTGGCTCTTGTTTGTTGTCGATCAAGGCTTGTAACTCGACTGCGTTCTCTTCCCTCTTCTTGATAATCGCTTGAATCAGCCCATGCCCAAACCCGTAATATTGCGCGTCTGGTAGGTAATCGTAGTAAGTTTGGAAGTGCTCTGCTTGCAGAGCCATAGCTGCGTTGCAATAAAAGGTCTTACCCTCTTGGTCTATCCTGATCTCGGTAATTTGGTCACCCTCTTTGAGACCCGAGCCGTTCACCCTCAGTTTGTCCCCGTCTAAACAAGAATCAAACCCAAATAAGGCAAAGTGCCTCCATCCGAGCACATAAAACAAGGAAATAGCCCGTAATCCAGAGGTTGTGCCACCACCGATCAATAGGCTGTTTTTAGGTCTGTCTTGACCCTTCATCACATAAGGATGCCAGATCGTGACCTTATGCCCCTCAAGGTTGTCAAACATAGCCTTGTGGCATTGAGACGCGATCATGTATTCCACGCCATGATTAGGCTTGTAGAACGATATTCTGTGCTCTTGGGGGTCTATTGCTAGGGCGTAATCTGGTATCACCCCGTTGTCTATCAACCAATCGTGTGCGTCTTTAATTGCAACGATTAGGCTAGTTTTGGACATCTCTCTAATAACATCTAATTGCCCCGCCACGCTTGGCCCACTCGCCACTAGCGTGATCATCCCGTCTTTGGGGGATTCTTGTCTCAAAACTTGGGGGTAGCCACGCGCTACCGCATTCTCCATGTTCTGAAACAAAGTCTCATCGTCAGCAACACACTTACCAACGATCTTTAGGGGAACAAATGCCATTACAGAAACCTCTCCCTTTTTAGGGGGAGAGGAGAGGCGTTAGCCAGCACCAACCATCATTAAGCCTGCGTTGTTAACAACACAGAATGGGGCAGATGCAGAGGTTGCAGAAGTGTTTGCAACGATACCTTGGATGAAACCAGCCGATACAGTTGTATCGTCCAATTTACCAGCCGTAGCAGTCGTATACAAAGGCACTTTTGGTTGGCAAGCAACCAACAAGTTGACCTTCACAACGCCATTCAATGCAATCCAACCATAGTAGGAAGAAGTGATAGCGTTTTGTGCGAAGCCAACCATGTTCCAACCAAGCGCGGCAGCGTTTGTCGTAGTGACAGGAACAGCACGAAGAACAGGAGTCAAACTCGCTGAATCTCCGTATGTGCTCATGATCACAGCGTCAAACGCTGAAATGTCGGACTCTGCGCGAGCAAAGACATAGACACCATTGTTGCTTGTGTTTACGCGAGTGCCTGGTGTGACAGGAAATAGCGTAGTAGAGCCTGCGGAGGTTGACGCATAGGTTGCGGTCAAGTCAACGCCAATTTTTCCATCGGTGATGTAATCAGCCATGATTTTTACTCCGTCATAATGCCTTGGAACTGAAGTCCCGAGGCTGTCATGTTACCCGCCCATCCAATCAAGCGCACAATCGCGTCTTGGTTGGTACTCATACGCTCATCGCCAATTGGGACGAAGTTGCGGTTTGCGTGTGGACGGAAGAAGATGTATTTCGTGTTAAGGAAATAACCAGTAGATGCGGGGATATTTCCACCGATACCACCATCAAGAACCACATCTGCGTTCATATACTTGCTTGCAACAAAGCCGAGTTCGGCCATATTGCTTGAGCCAGGGAAACGCTGAATGTTCTGTAAAGAAGCCATGAAGAATGACCACAAGTTGTTATCCAACAAGATCAAGTCCACAACATCTGAACCGCGAGAGGTCTTGGCATACAAACGATTGAAACCAGTTTGAATGTTAGACGCGCTTGCGCTTACACCGAGGTCGCTAGAGAAGTCAAAGGTCTGGTTTTGCCAGAAAGACCAAGTAGCACGATCAATACCGCCAACAACACCAGTAGATGGTGATGCGACAACCATTGCCTGCAAGCCTGTGATCTGCTTACCATTGTTCGCTGTTCCGTCCGAGTAAATACCCGTAGAGATCAAGTTTTCAATAGAAGCCTCTGCTACATCTAAACGGGCATCAAACAAATCAATGATCTGCTCTTCGCCTGAGTTTTGCAACATCTCAAGTCCGTTAATGGTAACTGCCACGGCAGCTTGTTTAATCGGGAACTGAGCCGCGCTGATCACATCCGCAGGGGAGATGTTCAACACTTCAGCACCAGAGTAATACATGGCTGTGGAGTTTGCTTGGAATGACAATTCTTGAAGAATAGTCGAACCACCCGTGAAAGGCTTGTAACGGCCTTTCTCTCTCAGACGAGTCAGCAAAGCATTGTTTTTAGTGACATTGTCGGCAACGATGCCAGAACGCGACTCAATGGTGGTTGCTAATACATCTGAGTAATTACTATTGGCGTATGCCATAAGAATTCCCCTTAATAATTTGCAGTTCGTAATGCGTTAGCAATTACAGCCCTGCGGTCAGTTTGATTTAATGCGGTAGTCAAACCCGCGCTTGGTGCGCCTTTGATCTGAACTGCCGCAGCTTTTGCTCTCTGGGCTTGACTCTGTGCTTGCAAGTTTTGTTGCTGTTGAGCAAACATCTGTTGCGAAATCGCAGGGTCTAACCGAATGGCCGTGTCATACGCTAATTGCAATTTCTCGCGCTCAGACATAAGACCCGTGTCCCCGAGAATGTGCGGTGCTTGGAGAAGCGTCAGCATTCTGTCTTGGACTGCCTCGAAATGTGCATTCGCGGGGTCAGCCGCAAACTGCTGGATTACCGAGAGTGCTCGGCTTTCATTCTGTTTCTGCGCCTCATACTGGCTCTGCGTGATGTGCTGAGTCAGTTGTTGAACTTGTTGCGCGAGTTGATTGTAATGATTATCTTGTGGTTGTGGTGCTTGCCCATTAAAGTGGGACGCGACCTGATCTAGCGGTATTTGGAACTGCTGAATCATCTGTGCCACAGCCTGAGACTTCTGTTGTGGCGTTCCTGTACGCAATAGGGCTGCTGTCTGGAGAAGTGGCGCAATAGCCGTTGCAGGCGTTGCGTTCTCGTTTCTTAGCATCCACTCATAGGGTTGGAAAAGGTCTGTAATCGCCTTTGCCTCGGCATCCCGACTCTTGTATGTGTTGATGCCACGCTCAAAGTCTGCCTCTCTCTGTGCTATTGCTTGGCGTAACTCAGGAGGTGCTTTCTCCCAATGTGCTTTCATCTCTAACTTGAGAGACTTTGGCATATCAGGGGCTTGGACAGCAGGCTTTTCCTGTCTGTCAGGTGTAGGGAATTTGGGGGCTTTCTCTGCCCTAGCCTCTTTAGGCTCTTTGGTGTCTTTTTTGAGTGCCTCGCGGATTACCTCTGCTCGACTGAGAGGCTCTGCCTTGGTCTCAACCTCTACCGATTCGGTCTTAATTTCTGCTTCTGGGGGAGTTGGGTCAATCGTGTCGGGTGCGACAACTTCGTTTTCCATTTATCTCATCCTTTTCATTTGGTCTAAAGTCAACTTAATCATTTCTTTGCGCTCTGGCATGGGTCGATTATGCAACCGATTCGCCATCTCTACATTTAAATTTGACATTTTCATGGGTGCTATGGGTGCGCCTGGTCGGTCAAACTCTTGCACCATTGCCACTTGCCCACGAAGACGATCGTTGTGAGCTGCCTTCTTTTTGTTCCACTCTTGTTGAGCATACTTGACATCAGAATGCCCCATCTCGATGGAGTCTGTGCGCTTTAGGTGCTCACGCCATTGGGCGCGACCCTCAATCATTACCCCGTCTGGTGACATGAATGGGGCTATATCGCCCATTACAGAATATCGCTCATTAGGTGGGCCGAGGTGCTTTTCGTAAGGCTCTGACCCGTCAGATGGAAATACCCAAGTTTGTCTCACATCATCTCCAATATCATTGCAATGTCTTCTTCATCTCGCTTAAGTCTAACCTTATTTTCTAAGGTTTTGACCTTTTGCATCAGAGAATCATAATCAATTTGTTTTCTGACCGCAATCTCTATTGTTTGCTCGGGCGCAGATGTGATCTCTTCCCTCACCTCTGGCGGTAAACCAAACAAAGCCTCTTTGAGTTTTCTCTTCCTCTGAGCCTCTAGTTTGCGGTCTTTTGCCCATTCAGCATCGCGCTTTTTCTCGTCAAAGCCAAAGTGTCCACCAAGGAGAATGTCGCTCGGTGGTGGAGGGGCTTCGCCTGTTAGACCAGCAAAAGGCAGTTCAGCAAAAGATGCTATGCCAAACATCACTCACCCCACTTAGCTGCTAGTCCGTCTGCGTAGGTCTTGTTAACAATATCAGTCCCACCGCTAGGGGCTGTTGATACTGTTCCTGTCGTTGCGCTCATGTTTAAAAAAGTGCCGTTTCTAGCCGTTGTTGCACCTATCGTCATGTTGTTGATCGTTCCTACATTTGTAGGGGCAACCTCGATTGAACCCGTACCACTAGGCTTTATGTGGACATGACCCGTACCCGTAGGGCTAATGTCGATCTGAGCATTAGAGCCGTTTAGGTTGGTCGATACATTAAGGGAGATGTTGTCACCACCGCCCCCACCCATGCTGATCTGGGTTGTGCCTGCGGAGTTTTTAAGGGATAAACCGCCCGAGTTAGTGGCTTGGACTGTTGGTGTAGTAAGTTTGGTTAAGGTTACATCTGTGCCACTTGTTACCGCCACGCTTGATGGCAAGGTTACAAATACATCCTTAGTTCCTGTCGCAAGATCAAGTTTTGAGCCTGTGGATGAGGAAATTACAGTAGTTCTCGCTAGAGTTCCCCCGTAATAAGTCCCAATCCCCACCTCCCATTGAGCACCGCCTGCAATCGTGTAATAGGTCGTGTTGTTGTTACCAATAACCTCAAATGACTGATAACCCTCTACCGACCCATCTAGAGTGATTGTTCCCGTTCCTGTTGAGGTAGAGGTCTGTCTTACCCGATCAGCAAGGGCTAGGCTCATGCTATTTCTACTCCAATGACTAGACCATCAGCACCCCTCACAACCTTCTTGGGCGCGTTGAGTTTCTGCATCGCCTCGCCAATGTTTTGCATGGTCTGTCCGTGTAGGTTAGCCATCTGGTCGTGCATGAGTGCCATCTTGTCCATCGCTTGAACGATAGTCCCACCCAGTTCGTTGGTGATCTGAGCAGAGGCAGCCTCAATGACGGGCAAGTCAACGCCAGGGTTACTTCCGATTCTCGCCACCATGATCTTGGTCGCAGCGTCCAGTTCGGCTTTCCAACGCTCGTATTCCTCTTTGCCTTGCATTTCCCGAGCCTTGACTTGTAACTCGTTATTGGCAAGTTGTTGGGCAAACTGCTCTTTCATCTGCTCTCTCTGCATATCTACTTGCGCTTGCGCTTGCAACATCTGCATCTCAAAGTCAGCCTTAACTTGTTCAAGTTGAGCCTGTGCCTGCATCTTCATCTGATCACTCTGCGCTTGGGCTTGCAAACGCATCTGCTCTGCTTGCTGTTCAGACTGTAACTTGAGCATCTCAGGGTCTTGTTGAGGTTGCTGTTGCGCCATCTGTGCTTTTTGTTGTAAGGCTTGCATCGCTTGCTCAATAGACGATTCAAGACTGCGACCAGCCCTAAATCTGCGTACTGTAAACAAGAGCATCTCACCAAACAAAGGCAACATCTCTGGGGCTTGTTGCACCATAGGTAAGCCGTTTTGCAAGAACCCTGTAATAGCCTCAATTGCCTCAACCGCGCTCTGTTTCTCGGCTTGCTCGTCAATTTGGGCTAATGTGTCTGCCTCGACTTGAATGTGGAAGTCACGAATTGTGCTGTTTGAGAGCATCTGCACCGCAGCTTGCAACAATTGCGGATTCTGACCCTCTGGCGTGTTCATCACCCCAGACATCTCAACAATTAACTCTGGAGGGTAGAACTTACAGACGATCTGCGCCTTAATGCGGAAAAGATCAGTAGCAAACCTCGCCACATCGCCCTGAGTAGCCCTTAATCTGAGGCTACCAAAGTTGGCTTTTAGTTGTTGAGCACCAAGGGTTTCGTTTGCATTGCTTGCACCACGAATAATGTCTGATATTCCACAGATTTCGTAGATAGATTGCTTGACAACCTCTCGGGATTGATAAAGTTGCTGTAAGGTCTTGATGATGGCACTTGTGTCCATCATGTCTATTGCGCCTTTTAGCCCACCCTTTTCGCTCATGGCTGCCCATGCGGTCACAGGGAACAGTTTGTTGTCCACGCCCTCTGTGAATAACCGCCCAAGTTCCTTGAACTCAGCGTTAAACACACCGACCGCCTTGCAAGCCTTCACCAATAGGTAAATTCGCTGTGTCAGGTTGTCTAGTTCTTGGGCTTGGTCTTCATATTCGCAGTAATCTGGTACTGGAATCATCGACCCGTTGGTTGTTGTGGCCAATAAAGGCTTTGGACAAGGGAAAAACCCTTCTAATTCAAGAGGGTCATCACGCTCATCTAGTGCTTGGGGGTAACCCTTGGCAACCCAACAGACTTTCTTTGTGCGTTTGTTCCATATCTCAGCGACTTTAGCCTTCTTGCCGTAGGTGGCTTTGGCGGTCATTGGGTTTTTGGAATCTATATCGTCATTCTGGTCGTGCAAAGGTACATTCTTAAACACATCACCAAAACGCTCGATACCCTCTTCGGGTGTCATGTAGACCCAACGGCTTACCCACCACACCTCATCCCATGTTCGGGCGGGTGAATGGAGAAAGTCTGTCCAATAGACATAATCCACAGGGCTGTGCGCTGAGTCAACGCGCTCAATTTCCTCTGTGTTGGTGATCTCTACGCCTTCGTCTGGGTTAAGTTCTGGCATTCCCGTTAGTTCGGGCTGCTCGTTAACAATGATTGGCTCGTAACGCACCCACGCTGTACCGCGACCAGGCAATAGGCGGTCTTGCACCACGCCTTGCATAGCAGAGTCAAAATCACCAAACTGGGTTACCTCATACTCGATTACGCGCTCTAGCATGGTGGAGGCTAATCGACCTACGGGGTCTGAGTCCATGAACCTACGGCTTACCTCTGGCTTTGCCATGCGTCCGTAGAGTGCAGGGAAGAGCACAGAGATGTTTGACCACAGGATGTTGAACTTCATCCTTGGCATCTCAATGGCATCGCGCTCGTCTCGGTAGCGTCTTACTACCTTCTTACCGCGCTTTTCCCACTTGTCAAAGACCTTGGTGGCTTTGTCTAGTTGGTCGTGCCAGAACGGGCCTTGATCTTCCTCATAAGCCCCATCATCGTAGGCGTTCTCGTACATATTAAGCCGCGTAGAAGAATGTCACATCTAGCGTTCCGCCTTCGGTAGCGTATAGGCTTGTTCCAACATTAGCGGGGAATCTATGAAACCCGATTACTGGTGTGATCGTGCCTGACATAACAGTACCGCTTGCGCCTCCGTCTCTCAAGACCAATGTGCCTGCGTTTGTGTTGTTCACATAGAACCCAATAAGTTGACAAGCCCCTGTCGAGACCGCCCCTGTTGCTGTGATGTTCTTATATCCACCTACTTCTGCTACTGGTGCACTCATATGCGTTCCTCTTTATGTGTAGTTTCAAAATCCCACAATTCGTCTAGCGTAATCGTCTGTAAAGTCTTCCCTTTGGGTTGGGGTTCGTTTGACTTGTCTTGACGATACGCGACTGCAAGCATTCTAAACGCATCTGCGGGGTGTGAACACCAATCATGCCTTGGAGTTTGACGAAAAGTTTTCTTGTCCTCATCATATTCTCTTTGGTACTGTCTGAGTGCCTCTAGCCCCTCATCACAAATCGGGTCAAAGTAGCACTTGGGCAGAATCATCCTGACCGCCTGTATGCCGTCCTGCACCCCGATCTCAGGCACTATGGCTAGTTTGCCAATCCCTCCAAGGTGACTAGCAAGTTGTTCAACAATAGACTTACCCCCCGATGCAAGGGTCTTGGCTCTAGCGTCATGGGGTAGGTAGTGCTTGGTGTACCGATAGCCCTTGCTGTTCACAACATTGGCTATTTCCTCGATGGATGCGCCTGAGACCGCGTAGTAGTCCATCACATGAATCTCACCCCTGACTACCTGATACCACCAGATCGCTGTGTCATCTCGATAGCCTAAGTCCCACGCTGTGAATACTGGTGCATCTGGGTCAAACTTGAGGTCTCTCACTCTGCCCTCGGTATCGACTTGGCGCATCTCCACCCCGTAGAACGCCCCGAGGATAGCCGCCTCGAATGAGCACTCATACTCTTGGTCGTACTGGTCTTGGCG